CTTTCAACAAAACATCTTTAGTATAAAGAAATTCTACATCCGAGTTATAGAGTACACGAAAAAGAAATTTGTATGATGCAGGAGTGCCCTTGCTTTGATACAATTCTTTTGCTATTTTAATTGCTTTTGATTTGTCTGCTAAAATTTCTTGTGGAAAATAAGAAAGAAAATCGTTAATATAATACTGAAGAAATTGGTCTGTGGTTGTGTCCACATCCATGTAATTCAAAATATTTTTACTAAAATCTAATGTGTTATTTTTTTGTTCCATCCATTCATAATACGCTTGGATAAACAAAACAAAATTTGCATAGTTTGAGTCCTCACTAATGAACTTAGGAAGTTCGTAAGGAACCAGTAATGATGTTTTCTGATTGCTTTGTATCATTTAATTAACTTTTCTTAGTTCTTAGCGTTAACAGAAACACTTACAGCATTTGGATCATATGGGTCAATTGTAATTATTCTATTTAATGAAGAAGAAATGATTGTTGTTGTTGGTTGTGCAGAGATAGTTAACTGCCCTAAATCATTACTTACTGAAATAGGATTAAAGTTAGATAATACAACAATACCATTTGTATAATCAATTGTACCAGCATTATTTAAAACTATAATCTTACCTTTCACAGCATCATTGTAATAACTTCTTATTATTCCATACTGTCCTTGTAATTTTACAACTACTGTTGCACCTGTGCCTGTTGTGTCTCCATCAGCTGGAACAATTGTAGCTAGTGCAGATGTATAATTAATTCCGGCATTCGTTACGGTGACTGAATAAAGCTTGTTGTTGACGATTTTGGCAGTAGCGGTTGCACCAGTTCCATCACCTGTAATAACTACCGTTGGTGTTCCAGAATAGTTATAACCTGTACTAATTACTGAAATTGAATCTACACCAACAGTTGAAGTTGGAACTTCTTCAAAATAAACACCGGTTAATATTGATGCTGAGTTGCTTGGATTTGGTATTGTTACTCCCGGATAACTAACCAAAGATGTTCCATATAAACCACGTTTTAAAGAACTATTAAAATAAAGATTATAATCTGTTGATGTTCCAAGTGTTGGATAGAATTTCTTTTGGATGTTAATTGTGAAATCGGAAGAAACAATTGATTTATCATAAGAGTTAATCGTACTCAATAAATCATATGCACTAAATGTGGAATTAAAAGTGTTTAGATTTGTTGTGGAATAATTGTATATTGAATTTCTTATTCCAACCTGTAATGTTCCGGCTGTTGAAGCTGTCTTTGAAGAATTGTATACCACATTTGCAGTTACTTGGATATAATTATAATCAGGATTGACAATAACTGGTTCTACTGTCATAACACTAATCGGTTTGAGCACCTGAGATAGGATTAGTTCTTTTTGGTTTAATGTCAAATCATATGCGCCAGCCGGTTTCATTGCAATAAAAACTTGGCCGTAAACAGGAGGAACATTTTCTTCTCCACCCCAAACAGATACTGCATCAAAAGAAATACCTAAAGAATTTTGTTGGACTGCTGTAATATAATCATTCTTACTTACTGCGCGTCCCTGTGAAGCAAAAGCTTTTGGTGCTTGGAACTTGATTGAAGAAATAGATTCTTTATTTTTTCCTGTAGTAGCGGCTGACTTAGGTGTTATTGTTGTACTAGCATAACTACCAATGTTATCCATTAAAATAAAATTATTTGCCAAACCACCTTTTATTCCATCAGTGGAAATATAAGAAACATTTACAATATTTCCATCAGACAATTGTTGACCCAAAATACCATCACCAAAATAAATTTGATAATTTCCATTAACTGCTTCTTGGATAAAATAAACTTTATCTGTTGGTCCTAATTCCAAATAACTTGTTTGAAGATTATATACATCATAATAACTATTGGAAGAAGATTGTTGTACAGATACAGATAATGTTGTTGAATCAATATTTGTATCTGGTATTTCAAATATGTAATTTGGATTTGATGTGGAATTGACCGTAAAGTTATAACTTGCGGGTCTTCCTTGTTTTATTTCTATATTTGAAAATGATGCAACATTGCCTATGACATTAACTGTTGTGTCGGTTATTGTTACATAATTGTAATTTGCATTATTAATAGGTTCTGAAAGAAAATTTGTATATTTTGGAATAGTAAATGTGGTGGTTGTTACTCCATTGAATGACATATCAATTTTTGCAATAGGTGCAATTGCAGATTTTGGAACATAATTCATTAATTTTGCGTGAGATACTACAGAAGAACGTTGTAACGCTGAATCCAAAAACATTTCATTTGCTACCATATTTAAGTAGAAAGCATTGTATTGTGTATTGTAAGCAAGAACATCCAACAAGACAGATAGACTTGATCCTGTAAAATTATAATCCTTGAATGCTTCCTGAGACTGCAAATAGTTAATGAAATTCTGCTTAATATCCGCAAAATCTAGATTAGCTACTTGTATATTTGTATTTGATGCCATTATCTGGACCTTTGAAGAATTAGATTAACTGTTGTAGGCATTGTATTATTTCCCACAAAAAAACTAAAATATACAGAAAAAGAATTATTATCTGCATTTAGAGTTACTTCCAAAACATCAACAGTAACTCTCGGTTCATAATTATTGATAACATTTTTTATTTCAGACTCCAACATATGTGCAGTCAAATTGGTCGCTGGCTGAAACAATAAACCATCTAAATTTGAACCAATGTCTGGCTGAAAAGGCCTCTCATAAAAATTAGTCAACAGAAGATTTCTAACTGAAGAAATAACAGCATTTTCATTGTAACGCATAGCCACATCATTCGTGCCAGGAACACGTTTGAATGTTAGGTCTAAATCTGAATATATTTTTTGTGCAGTTGCCATCTGTTATTTATTACTCTTATTGGGAGTTTATCCTGGTTTTTAACTTATCCGTTCCAATATATTTGTTCACCAAATAGTTTTCAGTTGATCCTAAATCTCCTAGTGATGAAACCACAGAATAATCAGCAATTACACTTTTAGAGTTTGTAAAAAAAGCATTATCTTGTGCTGGATATGTTGTCATCAAAGTATTGATTGTATTTACGGTATCTGAAAATCCTTGTGCATTAGATAAACTAATGTTTGAAGTATTTGCATATCCTCCATTGCCATTGGAAGTAATTGTAATACTGTTGGCTAATGTATTATAATAGATAATCAATGATGAATTGAGGCTACTTAATGTATCACCTAATGTTAAACTTGTAAAATTACCCATGATTGGAGAATTATTTTGGATTCCATCAGATTGATATGTCAAATATGATAGTAATTTTCCATGGCCAATGGCCATTTGGTAATGTACGGTGGTGATATCTGAACCTGGACTAACAACATTCGACTCTCTGTTTGTAACATATATGTAATTTGGTGCAGCTGTATTGTAAATGTTTATTGAAGTGGTGGCTATATTATATAAGAGATTAGTAATATTAGTTGAAATTGATGATGATGGATTATAAGTTATAAATATTCCTGCGGTATATCCTGTCACAGTTAAAATTGAACTAGCAGAAGAATAAACAGGATTAACAAAATAACCACTAGCATTTGAGTTGGATATGTCTTCAATTTGCCATGCATATGGCAACAAATTTGGCATTATTGCCATATTATTTGCAACTCCACTACTATAGTTTGTTACAGTCGCAGCTGTGATGGAGTCTGTTGAATTAAATCCTAATCTTCCATATATACTCATATTATAATTCCTAAGCTGAAATTTCTGGGCTAGTTGGCGGACTTGTTGGTCCATTAGGTGCAATATGTATTTGCGTGTTTCTTATTGCGGAGTTAATAACATCTTTCGCAAACATTGCAGTAATCAAAGGCGCCCTCATGGAAACCAATGAATTGATTGGTCCAACACAATTAATTTGTCCAATTATTGGTGCCAATGGACCTACAGAAATTCCACCACCTAAAGTTGCAAAACCTCCAGCTAACGCTGACATTCCAGATGCACAGTCTACACGACCAGAAGAATAAATTTTATCTGCGGCGACTTCACCATTAACTTTTAAGTCACCCCTAATACTTACATAATCTCCTGGAACAACAGTTAAACCACCACCTAATGCACCGCCGGCTTGTATTGTCATATCACCTTGCGAATTAAAACTAGTTAAACCTTCAACAGAAGTGGTATAATTTCCTTTGACATGTAATTCATAATCACCCTCAACCTCTTGCACAAAACTACCTTTGGTGTAAATATTTGCATTACCATTCACAGTAATGTTGAGATTACCATTGACCAACATGTTCTTGTCTTTGAGGATGATTTCATATCCATCACCACATATCTTATGCACCTCATCACCATTAGGATGCATTTCAATGAAGGTCAACGTTCTATGCTGTAGCCTTATGCGTTCCCTTGTTGGAGTGTCATCCATCTCAAACGCATGTCCGCTGGCAGTTTGTGTTGCATTATTGTAAGGATAAACGGGTTGATAATCGGTATTTGCGGCCGATTCTGGTTCAGTCCATCCTGAAAAGAAACTTGGTTTGTTTACTGTATCTACCATTATATAATTTCCATTAAGGTTTGCTACCAAAACCGGCTGAAGCTTTTGATTTTCCGGCTTCTACTGAACCACTAATTTGACTAGTTAGATTATCAATCTTGGTATTTACTGGATCAACAATTGCTGAAACAAACTGGCTGGTAGGTTGCGGTGCTTGGCCTTGGTTTTCTGTTAGTGCATTAACAATAGAATTTGTAATAGAAACTTGTGCATTTTCCAAATTGCCTTTAAGAATTTCTGGAATATTACCTACAGAAGTTGTAAAGTTTGTTAAACATTCTTTTAATATATTTTTTGTTCTTTCTGGTAAATCTTCTATCCATTTAACTATTTCTTCAATATCTTTAATAAGGTAATATACAAAAGCAACATCTGCAACTATTTGTGCAATTACTTTAATTTTTTCATTTATCTCTCTTACAATTTTTTTAAGTGAAGAAAATTCCACAGAAAATACGCCAGTTATATCTAAATTTAAACCTTTTAAGATAGCATCCATTGCTGCTCTAAACAACTGGTTTAATTTAGCCAATGCAGTGCGAACTGCGGCCGCTGCCCGGTTTTGGCCATTTTTGATAGCACCAGCAAGTATTCCTAGATTTGGAATCAAAGCATCCAAAGATAATGCAGAAGTTAAATTGAACTTAAAATCACAAACGTGTGCTATTTGACTATTTGTTATATAAACACCGGTGTTTATCAAAGCGCCTCTAGATATTCCTGGAGTTGTTTGTGTGCCGGCTACATTGAAAGAACCATTATAAGGCCACAATGGTGGATTTTTTTCGGTTGTTCTACCTTTTATTGTTTGTGTTTCAGTAACATTAACAAAACCAGGTTGTGTTGCATCTGTCATATTTTATCCTTTTATATAGACCATCCGGCTTTTTGTTCTGGTTTTAATCCCGGTAAAACACCCATCATTATTGGAAATTGGCCACTCTCACCATCCATAAAGAAACCAAGAACCCAATCATTTATTTCTAAAGGTTGTACAGTTTTAGAACTATTTATAGCATTCATTGGTGTTGCCCAAGGCAATTCGTTATCAGGAATCAAAGTAATATCATCTGTGTGCCAGCCAAATATTCTGACTCTACAACGACCAATACCCAAAGGATCAGCTCTGTCTTTAACAACACCAACCCACCAAACGAATCCATTTAAACCTGCAAAATTGGATGTCACTTTAGACATTATATATTTCCTTTGACAACATTATTCCAGTCTGAAGTATTATTAATTGATGCATATGGTCGGGTAGAACTTTGTTTACACAATTCTAAAATTGTTCTATATTGAAAGCGAGTTAACAAATGCCTTACGGCAGTGACCAAATAATTGCCTGAATAATATTCATCTGGACCTTTTTGCGCCGGATCTGGATTCTTAGATGTTAAATTAAAATCAATAACAACACCGGCAGTTAAAGCAGGATCACCCGGAACAGATATTTTTACTCTTGTATAATTCGCCAAAGGTAATTGTGCGGTTCTATTTGGTATGTAGGTCTCTGCAAAAACATCATGAGCAACTGATCCAGGATGACTTGCGATAAGTGGAGATTCATTTTGATTTGGATTTGAAAAAGATAATTTAAGTGAAGCTTCAGGCGTTTCAAATAGTCGGTGGCCAAAACGATTTTTGTAATTGTTTATGATTGGCCATGGATTTAAACTTGTAGCCTTTTGAACATAATCATTGTAATTAAAATCTGTTTTTTTATATCTTCTTAGTAATACATCAACTGATAATAAACGATTGGAAAAAGCTCCTTGATTAATAGCACCCAACGTATCAAAAGAATCCATTATTTCATATGATAATGCATTTGATAAATTGTACGCTAGGTCAGTAACATTTAAATTTTTTGGATTATAAAAATACTGCCTCAATGGTCTCTGTGAATATAAAGATTGTAATGACCTAAAATTATATCCAAATTTATCCTCATAAAATAACATATCCGCACCAATCATACTCCAATCACCAAAGTTATTTTCACCTGGTCTTGCATATGTGGATAACCAGTTGATAGCATCAAAAGGTTTTAAATATGGAATAATGAAATCGTAAACACCATATGTTTTATCAATCTGTGAAATTTTCTTTGCGGGAACTTTTAAGTAGGTGTTTAAAATATCTTTGATATTTGTGGTTATATCGGAGTTTTTATAAGATTTACTTATTTTATATTGTTCAGATAAAAATAATTCCTCAGAACAGAAATAAATTGAATATGATTCCGTATTACCATCAATTTCAGGTATTCTCCTCATTACATTAAACACACGGAAAGTCTTATCAATAATGTTTGTAGTGTTATCACCTTTACCAAAAGATATTTGAATGAATTCATTACCGTTTAGGTTCAAACTATTAAAAAAACCTTGTGAATCCTTAATCATCAAATAACCTGAGGCAGTATTATTAAAAATATCCTCATTATATGATAATTCTTCTAAAATGAATCTACAATCTAAAGGTGCGGTGGCTGTATATAATGTTAACTTTATTAATGTATAATCGTTAGGATATATTATACCAGGAGCACTCGGCGTATTATCTGCCATATTATATCTTCATTAAGTTGTAAAATTGCAATTCAAATCTAGAGACATAATCAGAATTAACTAAGTTGATTGTCCTACGTGATTCATTTAGTTCATTTTCATAATCATATATTGTTTGTCTTGATTTAGATATGTTTTCAATAACTTGAGCGCCTGATGCAAAATTTTTAGTCTTACTTGTTTCGAATGTGTTATTATAAGCGTTCAAATCTAAATAATAATTTTTAGTAGTAACTTCTGATGATGTACTATCAATCGTTGTCACAGTTTTTACATAATTTTTTATTATTGTTTGTGTATAAGAAATGACTTGTGAAGGTGTTATTGTATTGGCCGAAATTGATAAATTGTTTGCAGCATCACTTCTATATTTCTCAACAACAAAATTGGTGAATAAATTAGAATTCATTGGCCAATTCCATTGTGGATCAATCATTTGATTTGCAAATAAAACAATCCAATAACGATAAGGATCACCGTAGTATTTTGTTGCAATTATCTCAGGAGTATCACCTTCTTTTGTATCATAAGAATAGAATAATGAAGGATTATTCAGTAAACCTGGAATAATTTCTGCTCTAATCATTAAATTTGTTAAAACAATATAATTTCCACTATAATCAATAGTAGCTATTTTAGGTAGAGTATTGAAATATTTCATTATCTTAACCCCCCATCAATACCATTGTAACCTTTATCTAATCTGGCTTTATCAACAATCTCAACTTCATGGAAACTTAGTGATAAATGTGTTTGTATTGGGGCGCCATCTGTATGTGCAGCAAAACCATTTGGAGCATAATCAATCTGAATATCCTCTAAAACACAATCTGCATATTTTGGAAGTTTTAAATTTTCTGAACCGTCGTAATAAAATTTAATTTCAAACAAAGCTGGTGGAATTAAAAACATGGAATTTGTTTGGCCGGCTGTTTTTAATTCTGGTGCAGCATAGTATTTAAATTTATGAATAATTTCTTCAACTTCATTAGCTTCAGCCATTGATTTTGGAGTAAAAACAAAATTTAATGTAAAAGACCTAAAAGGCGCACCATGATAAATCATTTGTAATTGTGGATTTGAAGCATATCCTTGTGTTTGTAATATACCTGAAGATAAATCTTTTCCACCAAATAAAGTATCTAAAGCAAATTTTATCGCGGCCGGATCCGAACTCATAGCATCTATTGGATTCTCAGATGCATTCAACCCAGCTTGTGCTATTGACGCAACACCTCTAATATTATTTAAAGGACCAGCCAACTCATCTCTGAGACTAAATGAGGCATAATCAGCTTTATATGTTGCTTGCAAAGTATCTGGCATATAAAGAGCAATAATAGAGTTTATAGCTTGCCTGTTTTTTGTAATACTAACTAAATTGTTAATATTATCTTGTATAGCTTTGGAAGCGCTTGCAAGTGCGCCAATCACAGGGGTACCGTCCACTTTGGGCGCAGCATCAGTCACATTACTGGTGCCAGTGGCTGCGGTTCCATTATTATCCATATTCAAAGCTTGTTTGGCCGTTGATTCTAAATACTGGCCAGCAGCGGCCCCAGCGTTATAAACTGCAACACCTATATTCTTAGCTCCTTCAGTTATGGCATATGTCTGTGGCACAATTTCTTTTGCTAAAAATGTAACATAATGTTTTTTACTACCATCTGTTCCTAAATCGGAAGGATATTGAAATGTAGATATGCCTAGAGTTTTAGCAAGACCATTTAAAGGGCCTGCATTACGGCGCCCAACGGCGTTAAGCATGAGGTTTGTTACTGTGATTTCGGCCATTTATTTTCCAAAAAGATTATACATACTATTTATGGCATACTCAGGCAAATTTATACCCAAATATCCACACAAGTATGTGGGTGATTACACTAATATTATTTATCGCTCTTCCTGGGAATGTAAAGTCATGTCCTGGTTAGATTTAAATTCTGATATAATCTCTTGGGCATCAGAAGAACTTGTAATTCCTTATATATCACCCGTAGATGGCAAAAGACACAGGTATTTTCCTGATTTCTTAGTAAAATCTCGAACCAAAGACAATAAATTAAAGACCATGATTATTGAAGTCAAACCTAAAAAGCAATCAGTTGAACCAGAAAAGAAGAAAAGAATAACAAAACAATACATCCAAGAAGTGACAACATGGGGGGTAAATCAAGCAAAATGGAAAGCCGCAGAAGAATTTGCGCTTGACCGAGGTTGGGTGTTCATGGTTATAACTGAAGACCATTTGGGACTCTGACTAAATACTGCATGGCATCTAAACTAACAACATTAACAGAACAAAAAGTAACGGCAGGTTATAAGACCATGTCGCAGGACTCAATTGCCTGGCTTAAAGACAAGATAGAAGAAATTAAAAGACCCGACAGAATTGCTACAACAATCAATGCGGAAACCTTTAGGAGGGCTTCAACATTAAGAATTGGAATGATGTATTGTTTCTTTTATGATCCAAAAACAAAAGCAGATTTGCCTTATTGGGATAAATTTCCTGTTATTTTGGTGTTGGAGAAATATAATGATGGATTCCTAGGGTTAAACCTACATTATTTGCCGATTAAGATGAGAATGGCATTTATGTCCAAATTGATGAAGTTTGCCCAACTGACACCGGAAGATGATATTAAACGTATGCGGGTGTCCTATGAAATCCTAAATGCATCCAAAAGATATGTGGAAATTAAACCAATGTTGAAAAGATATTTATTTAGCCACCTGAGGTCTAAATTATTGATGGTTCAACCAAATGAATGGGATGTTGCAGCAATGATACCTATACAACAATTTAAAGGTGCTCGAGCATCAACTGTATGGAAAGATTCGATGCAACACTACAAAGACCATATGTCACACTTTAACCAAGAAGAATAAAAATGCCAAGTTTAACACAATTTAGAGATTCATTTGTAACTGATATTGCAAGACCAAAACTTTTTGATGTTATAATGCCGCCGCCTAATGGATTAATAAATTATCGCGATACTGCTAGAAATTTAACATTTAGATGTGAATCCACACAATTTCCAAGTAGAACATTTGCGACCACTGAACAAAAATTTGGTACTAATCCAACAGAAAAACATGCCTATCATACAACATATAATGACATTGAAATGACTTTTATTGTTTCTGAAGATATGTCTGAAAGAAAATTCTTTGATGCATGGTTAAATTTAATTAATCCAACATCATCATTTGATTTTAATTATAGAGATGATTATATTACCGATTTTTATGTTTATCAATATGATGGCGCTATATCTAAAACAACATATTCAATTGCATTAATTGATGCTTTTCCTATTTCTGTTAATCAATTAGACTTGGATTGGTCTAATGATAGTTATCATAAGTTAAGTGTAACTTTTGCATATAGATATTGGCAAATTATAGATCCTGAAGAACTTGCTAAACAGGCTTTTCTTAAAGATAACGGCAGCTTTGATGCGAACTCCCAAACTAAATTTTTTAATAATACTAATAGTCGCGACGGTGCGCTAGCATATCCTAATAATGTACAAAGTACAGTTCCAAGCGACCAAACAGCAAATCGTAAAAATTTTTTAGAAACATATGGCAATACCGTTGATACCCTTTCTAACGGAGTTGGACCCTAACATTATCATTTATTATATGAAAAGGAAATAAACTATGGCTTTACCAAAAATTGATTCACCAGTCTATGAATTGACTTTACCTATGAGTAAGAAACAGGTACGCTTTCGTCCTTTCTTAGTGAAAGAACAAAGAAACCTAATGATGGCAATGGAGTCAAGTGATAAGAGTACCATCGAAAAGAACATCAAACAAGTTCTCCATAACTGTACCTTGACAACAAATATTGATATTGATGATTTGCCTATCATTGATATTGAATATTACTT